TCAGGTGAACAGCTTCGACAGAACAAGTCCGGACGCCGGCCCGCGATGCACCTCGTCGGCGTAGTGCTTCAGCGTCGTGCGCTCCGACTCGTGGCCGAGCTGATCCTTCGCAGCCTCGACGCCGAGCTCGTCGCGCAGCACGGTCGCCACCGTCTTCCTGAAGCTCTTCGGCGTGGTGCCCTTCCAGTCGGTGTCGCGCAGTGCGTCCCGCCACGAGGTCCGGTAGTTGTTCGGGTGGCGGAAGGTGCCGACGCTCGAGGCGAAGACGAACGCCGAATAGGACGCCACGCGTCGGCGCAGCAACATGTCGACGAGATGATCGGGCAGCTCGAGCTCGCGATACCCGGCCTCCGTCTTCGTGAAGTCCTGGACGAAGAACTTCCCGTCGCGGTCCTGGGCGATCGTCCGGCGGATCGTGGCGAGCTTTGCATCGAGGTCGAGCTGATCCCACTGCAGCGCGAGCAGCTCGCCGGTGCGGACGCCGGTGCCGATGATCATGTCGGTGGTGTCGAGCAGCTCGCTCGCGCGGGGTCGACGACGTCGCCGATCGTCGGCGGGCCGTGGCTCGGTGCCGGCGTCCCACTCCTCGAAGCGTGTGCGCATCGCCCGCACGACCTCTAGGTTCGGGGCGGTCCGTCTGGTCGTGCGCTTCGCCTTCTCCGGCGCGGGAGCATCAGTCATCGGGTTCGGCCGCACAGCACCGTGCCGAGCAGCGAGCGTGAACATCCCTCGCAGCACGACGTGCGCAGTCGTTGCGGTGCCCGGGCCGGAGGACTTCGTGAGCGCTGTGATGAACCGGTCCAGGCGCGGCACGCTGATCTCATTCAGCCGCACAGCGCCGAGACCGGGCGCGATGTGCTTCTCGATCGCGTTCTTGTAGATCCGGATCGACCCTTCCGCGAGTCGCGCCTTCGAGTCGAGCCACATCGTCGCGAGCTCGCGCACCGTCGACTCGGCCGTCAGCATCTCGCTCGCCGGCGCGAGGCGCTTCTTCAGCGCCTTGATCAGCACACGCTCCGCCTCCGGGCCGGTGCGGCCCTGCCGCTGCATGAGCCGAGTGATGCCGTCAGAGTCGCGGTAGTACGCGATCGCGGTCGGCTTCCCCTTCACGGTGGTGCGACGGATCCGCCCCCACGTCTCAAGCTCGAGCGGTGGTCGGGGCACTACGCGACCTCGACTCGATGGTCGAACTGCGCGGCGCCCATGCGCGGGCGCACGTAGGTCGCCTGCTCGGTGCGCAGCAGTGTGCTGCGGTAGATCACGACGAGCTCGTCTGGCACGTTGAGTTCGATCGCCATCGACGTGATGTGCCCGTTGCGGTGCTGCTCGGCTTCCGCGTAGGCCTCGGGAGTGATGAGGGTGTGCGCGGCCCAGACGTTCGCAGACTGCTCCTGGCGCTTCCGGATAAGGCCGAACTCGGTTGGGCGGTGGCCGAGCACATGGTGCCCGATCTCGTGGCAGATGACCCCGCGGAGCACGCGACCGCGCATGCCGGGCGTGAGGTCGATGTGGTTGTCGCCGGGAACGTAGCCGCTGCGGTGAATGCCGCGGCGTTCGCGGACTGTTAGGCCGAGATCGTCGGCCAGCTTCCAGACATCCATGCGGAACCCCCTCGGTAGTGCATGTTCAAGCGTGGTCGAAGTCGGCGTCGTCGCCGTCAGGGAACTCGTTGATCGAGTCATTCGCGACCAGGTCGTAATCCTGGCGGGTGCGTGCGACATTGTCCGCGCGCTGGATCAGCTCAATCTCGGAGATGCCGAGCGCCTTCGCGATCGACGAGATGTCCCATACGTTCAGGATGACGCGGCGTCCGGTCTTCGTGTTGCCGCCGTCGAGACGGTCTGACATGTACTGCGACGACTTGCCGATGAGGCGTCCGAGGCCGCGAGAGGACAGCGACTGTCGACCCATCTCGGCCTTGATCTCGGACACGAGAGCGTCTGAAAAGCGCTCGGCGAACTCTGTTTCGGTCATGAGTGCCATCATGGCAGACTGCATGAATATTGCACAAGCTGCATGACGAGGTTGACAGTGCATGGATATCCATGCGACTCTTCCTGCATGGAACTTCATGCATCTACTCCCGAGGATGCGAACTCCGCTCGGCGCTTCGCTGACGAAGTCCGAGCAGAGCTCGCTCGACAGCGTCGATCCGCTGCAGAACTCGCCCTCGCCATCGGCATTACTCAGCACACGGTCGGTCGCCGCCTGAACGGCTCCGTGCCGTTCAACGCGATCGAGATGGTGCTCGCGGCACGCTTCCTCGGCATCGGCCTGCCGGTGCTCTGGGAGCGGGCGACCGCGCCTCAGCCTGAGGCGGTGGCGTCGTGAGCACTCCAACACCGGTTCATTCGGGTGAGCGGCGCGGACCTGTGCTCACCACCCGTAGCGCGGCGTCGTACTCCGGACTCGCGTATCAGACGTTCCGAAACCTGCTCGCTGCGGGCGAAGGCCCGAAGCGGTTCAAGCAGGGAGCGCTCAACGTCTTCTACTCGGTCGACCTCGACGCTTGGCTCGCAACGCGCGTCACGGACCCCGAGGCGGTCGCATCATGAGCGCGCATCTGGACCGTCGCACCGTCGTGCGCGGCGCGGCGTGGGTCGTCCCGGTCGTGCTGGCCGCCATCGCGGTCCCGCAGGCAGCAGCGTCGCTGCCGACGCCAGCGGCTGCAGTCGACCGGCTGACCTTCAACACGGCGGATGCCTGGGACGAGAACCCCTACAACCTCCGCGCCCGTGTCGGCGTGGTCGTCGCCGCGATGGACAACACCGGACCTACCGCGATCGGCGCCGTGGTGATCCTCGTCGAGCTCGTCGACGCCGCCGGCGTCCGCCACCAGGCGCAGTCGAAGACCGAGACGATCGCCTACGGATGGGGCGCGACACCGGACCGGACCTTCTACTTCGAGGGCGTCGCCCGCGGCGAGTACACGGTGCACCTCACGGCGACCGCGGTCGGCGTGAAGACGATCACGAAGCAGCTCACCCGGAAGACGGTGCTCCGATGAGCGCGCTCGACGTGTTCCAGTACGAGGGCGCCGAGCTGCGCACGGCATCCCTGGATGGCGAGCCGGCCGTCGTGCTCTCGGACCTCGCGAAGCTTCTCGGCTACCGTTCGGCCTCGGATGCTGGTCGGATTCTTCGTGACCACCACAGAGGGTACGCAGAAGTGCGCACCCCTGGTGGAGCGCAGACGATGGTGGTCGTCACCGAGCAGGGCATGAACCGGCTGCTCATGCGCAGCAATGCGAGCAACGCCGAGCAGGTGCAGGACTGGCTCTCGGACGACGTGATGCCATCGATCCGCCGCACCGGTTCCTACGTGACCGAGACGCCCGAGCAGCTGATGTCCCGTGCGCTCGTCACCGCTCAGGCGATCATCGAGCGCAAGGACGAGCAGATCGCAGTGCTCGCCCCCCGTGCCGAGGCATGGGACGAACTCGCAGACGCCGGCACCGATTTCGCCGTCGCGGATGCCGCGAGCATCCTGAAGCGCGCCGGCGTCGACACCGGGCCGCAGCGACTGTTCGACACCCTCGGCGAGATCGGCTGGACGTACCGCGGCGAGCGTCGCCGGTGGCGGCCGTACGCGAAGGCGCTCGACAGCGGATATCTGACCGAGCGGGCGATGCCGCCCTATCGGGACCACGCCACCGGCGAACTGGTCCCCGCCGCCCCGCAGGTGCGGATCACTTCGCGCGGCCTCGAGCGACTCCGAGTGCGTCTCGGCGCGCTCGTGCTCTCCAACTGAACCCGGAAACAGCGAAGCACCCGCGGCAACGGGTGCTCCACCAACAACGAAAGGCAATGCAGATGCCTGAAGACCAGAGTACCGAGGAAGCTCCCGCAGCGGTGGACTTTTCCCCGCTGCCCGCCAGCCACCACCTCAGCCACCTCGACGACACGTCGCCCGTACCGGCCCCGGCGAGCATCTACCCGCTCGCGCCGTGGCGCTGGGTACTGATTCTCACAGGAGTCTCACTCGTCGTCTACTGCTTCATCCCCGCGGTCATGCCTCTCGACAACGGCGCGCAGGTGTTCAACGGCGCCGACCTCGGCGTGCTCCTCAGCCTGGCGATCTTCCTCGCCGCATTCACCCCCTGGAAGGACTGACCATGATCCAGATCCGGAAGACGATCGATGACGCCGTCACCGGTGTTCGCATCGCATCGCAGGACAACGAGGTCGAGTGGCTCGACGCTCGCGCCGAGGGCGCGACGGCATCCGAGGTGCCGAAGCTCTCGCCGACAACGTGGAGCAAGCTGCTCTCGGAGAAGCTGAACGGATCGAAGTTCCGCGGCAACCGGCACACCGAGCGCGGCCACGACCGGGAGCCCGAGATCCTCTCCGACCTCGAGTGGGTGACGGAGTCAAAGATCCTCCCGAACCGTCACGTCTGGGCGGCCGCGGCGAACCGCCGGCACCTCGCCACCCCTGACGGATTCCAGATCCTCCCCGATGGCCGTGTTCGTGGTGTCGAGGTGAAGAGTCACCAGCACGGGTGGGAGGCACCGAAGAAGGTCATCCCGAAGGAACACTACGACCAGGTTCAGTTCGGCATGCACGTACTCGGACTCGACGAGTGGCTCTACGGGTGGGAGATCATGGGCGAGGGCGGCACCGCCCCGGCCGCCGACCCGCAGCACCGCATCGTGCCCCGCGACCAGTCCCGCATCGACGAGCTCGTCGCCGCGGCCGACGCCTTCCTGTCCTGGATCGACGACGGCGCACCCGCCGACGAGATCAGCCCCGAGCTCGAAGCCGCGAAGGTCTCGATGATCGCCGCCGAGCGCGACGCGAAGACCGCGGCAGCCGCATCGGCCACCGCGCGCGCCGAGTTCACGAAGCTGCTCGAGGCCGAGTTCCCCGACGCAATGAGAACCGGATGGAAGCACGGCGACGACTCGACCGTGATCCTCGCCCGCCCCGCACGCCGCGTCGGCGTCGACGAGGACGAGTGGGCCGCACGTGAGCCCAATGCCTTTGCCGACTACGACACCGCGCGCAACGCCGTGAAGGCGACCGCGGACATCGCGGTCGGCCTGTATCCGAAGGTCGCATACGCCAAGGCCGGCCTGCGCATCACTCTCCCGAAGGAGGCCCGCGCATGAGCACCGAGAACACCGTCCCCGAGATGTCGTGGCCGCAGGTCATCGAAGAGGCCACCGCCGACCGGCTCATCGTATGTGGCGCACATCACGCGATCTACCTCGACGCTCGGCACGACGGCCTCTACGGCGCCGTTCCCTGGAATGAGCCGAAGGAGTCGCCGGAAAGGCTTGCAGCGATCCGCGCCTGGGCGAACGCCATCGGAGAAACGGTCGTCGCCGCCCAGAAGGTCGCTCTTCTGATCGAGATCCAGGAGCGCTCGCGCGACGACGCCGACGCCATCGCCCGTCGCATCTGGGAGATGACGGAGGCCGGGGACTGGCTCATCGAGCCCCTCTGGGACTACCTCGCCGAACGTGGCATCGACCCCAAACCTGTCTATGCCGAAGCAAAAGCCGCTGCGGAGGAGAGCCGAGCATGAGCACCGACATCACCGAGGAGGCCGTGCAGCAGACCCTGCAGGGCTACCTCACCACCGCAACGAAGACCGGCGAACTGCGGGGCGTGAACGTCGAGTTCACCGCTGACGGCACGACCTGGCATCCGCTGATCTTCGGGCTCGCTGACGGCGAGCACCCGATCGCGGCGCGCGCCCGTGTCCACCGTGAGGGATGGGCCGAGCCGACCCACGCCCCGGAGCTGTGGGGCGAGGTCGTGCCCGCCGACGAAGCATGGCGCGCGCTCTGGCTCGCCCGCCCACACGTCCTGTTCGGCGCGCACACCCTCCGGGCAGCGCTCCGCCGCACATTCGCAGACGTCCTCGGCGACCGCCGAGAGCCCGACGACCTCGATGCACTCCCGGCACCGACCGCACCCGGGGCACCGGAGCCCGCCACGGACGTCGACTGGTTCGCCCGCGTCAACGACGCCATGACCATTGCCGAGCTCAAAGCCGTGCGCGGCGCTGCCCGCGAAGCGACCGCAGTAACCCTGCCGCTGAAGAAGCGCATCGACGAGCGGCTGGTCGAACTCGGCGACGCAGCCTGGGGAACGATCGAGAGTCGCAGCGAGCCGGGCGCACCGCTCACCCCCGAGGCGAAGCCGGGAACCCCACGCGACTACCTGCCCCCAGCGGGCAACCGTGCCGCACGCCGCGCGAACGCCCGCAAGAAGGGCGGCAAGCGATGATCGTCGATGATGCCACCGGCACGGTCGCCGAGAGTGGCGTCGAACTCGTGCCCCTGGATCTCGCAGCGATGGACGAGGACGAACTGCTCGGCCTGTTCCCGACTCCGGTGCAGTGCGCGGGCGCGCTCCTGAAAGCCCGGGCCATGATCGCTCACGCGCCGGCGGTGCTCGCCGCCCGCTCGAAGGCTGTGAAGGACGCGAAACGGAACCTCATCGTCGCTCGCGGCTACGCCCGCCAGGCCGCCATCGGCCGTGACGCCGAGACCCGCCGCCTGGTCGCCGAGAGCGACGCCGACGTCTTGAAGGCATGGGAAGAGATCGACGTCGCCGAGCTCGCCCTCGAATACGCCCGCGAGATGCGCAAGACCTTGAGCGAAGACATTGAGATCCTCCGCTCCCTGAACGCCAACTTCCGAGGAGAACACCGATGAGCGCTCTCACCCACCCCGACTTCCTCACGCCGCCGACGACGACGCACGACGAGTTCCTGCGTCAGAAGGTCGCGTTCGACCGTTCCTTCGGCTTCGCCGTGCACGAGGATGACCTGCACCCGGCCCTGCTCCCGCACCAGCGCGACATCGTCCGGTGGGCGGTGCTCGGCGGACGCCGCGCGATCTTCGCCAAGTTCGGTCTCGGCAAGAGCATCATGCAGCTCGAGACGCTGCGGCAGATCCTCACGCACCCGGCGTCTACGGTCACCGGCGGCCGGGCCCTGATCATCGCCCCTCTCGGAGTCCGCGGCGAGTTCATCCGCGACGGCCGCGAGCTACTCGGCACGGAGGTCCGCTTCATCCGCCGCACCGAGGAGATCGACCCCGACTGGTCCGGCATCTATGTCACGAACTACGAGAGCGTGCGCGACGGCCGCCTCGTCGTCGATGGCTTCGACGCGGTGTCTCTCGACGAGGCATCCGTGCTCCGCTCGTTCGGCTCGAAGACCTATCAGGAGTTCCTCGGCCTGTTCGACGCGATTCCGTACCGGTTCGTCGCGACCGCGACGCCCTCGCCGAACCGGCACAAGGAGCTCATCCACTACGCCGGGTTCCTCGGCATCATGGACACCGGCCAGGCCCTGACTCGGTTCTTCCAGCGCGACAGCTCGAAGGCCGGGAACCTGCGCCTGTACCCGCACAAGGAGCGCGAGTTCTGGCTGTGGCTGAACACCTGGGCATGCTTCGTCCAGCGACCTTCCGACCTCGGACACTCCGACGCCGGATACGACCTGCCGCCGCTGCGCGTGGACTGGCACCAGGTCGAGGTCGGCGTGCTCTCCGATGAGGTCGACCGCGACGGCCAGGGCGTCCTCGTCCGCGGTGGCGCGATGTCGCTGCAGGGTGCCGCGAAGGAGAAGCGCGAGACGCTCGACGATCGCGTCGCCGAGCTCGTCCGCATCGTCGACGTGCACTCCGCCGCCGACGACGGCCAGATCATCCTGTGGTGCGACCTGAACGACGAGCAGCACGCGATCGAGCGCGCACTCACCGAAATGGGCCTGTCGTTCTCGTCCGTGCACGGCGGTCTCGCCGACGACGAAGCCGAAGCACGCCTCGACGACTGGCGCGCCGAGCGCACGTACGCGCTCGTCGGCAAGCCGGTGATGCTCGGACAGGGCATGAACCTGCAGCAGGCGCACACGGCCGTGTTCGTCGGCGTCACGTACAAGTTCAACGACACCATCCAGGCCGTGCACCGCATCCAGCGCTTCGGCCAGCAGAGCGCCTGCAATGTGCACCTGATCTACGCCGAGACCGAGTCTGAGATCCGCGACACCCTCCTGTCGAAGTGGGAAGAGCACGATCACCTCACCGACACGATGAGCGACGTGATCCGCGAGTTCGGTCTCAACCCAGCCGCGATCTCCGCCGCACTCACCCGCGCCATGGGCGTCGAGCGCGTCGAAGCATCCGGGCCTGGCTGGAAGCTCGCGCTCAACGACTGCGTGATCGAGACACGCGATCACATGGAGACGGACTCCGTCGACCTGATCGTCACATCGATCCCGTTCTCGAACCACTACGAGTACACGCCCAGCTACAACGACTTCGGGCACACGGATAACAACCTGCACTTCTGGCAGCAGATGGACTACCTCACGCCCGAGCTGCTGCGCGTGCTAGCCCCCGGCCGGATCTACGCCTGCCACGTCAAGGACCGCATCCAGTTCGGTGCGGTCACCGGCGCCGGCATCCCGACCGTCTCACCGTTCCACGCCGAAGCGCTCGCGCACGGCATCAAGCACGGCTTCGACTACATGGGCATGATCACCGTCACCACCGACGTCGTGCGCGAGAACAATCAGACCTACCGCCTCGGGTACACCGAGATGCGCAAGGACGGAACGAAGATGGGCGTCGGCTCGCCGGAATACATCCTGCTGTTCCACAAGCCGCAGACGGATCGCTCGAAGGGATACGCCGACGACCGGGTCGCAAAAGAAATCCCTGACTACTCGCTCGCGCGGTGGCAGATCGACGCCGCCGCGGACTGGCGCTCGTCGGGTAACCGGCTGCTGACGCCGATCGAACTCGCGGGGATCGAACCGAAGTACCGTTCACGCCTGTTCAAGGACCAATCTCGGGCGAACGTCTACGACTTCGACGCCCACGTTGCCACAGGTGAGGCGCTGGCAGAGAAGAACGCGCTCCCGTCGACGTTCAAGTCACTCGACCCCGGATCTTGGCGGCCTGACGTGTGGGACGACGTGAACCGCATGCTGACCCTCAACGGTGAACAGTCGCGCCGTGCGCTCGAGTTCCACATCTGTCCTCTGCAGTTCGACATCGTCGACCGGCTCATCGAGCGGTATTCCAACCGCGGCGACCTCGTCTATGACCCGTTCGGCGGCCTTGGCACCGTTCCGCTGCGCGCACGGAAGTTGGGACGCGAGGGCCGCGCTTCCGAGCTCAACCCGACTTCGTTCCGTGACGCGGTCATGTACCAGCAGGAGATGGATAGAGAGCAGGCCACGCCGTCACTGTTCGACTTGCTCGACTTCGGGGGAGGGGAAGCCGCGTGACTGTCTCAGCCAGCTCTGGATTCGAGGATCGCAGCAGCTATCGCGGCGTTCGAAATCGCGACGGCGGCGATAGCGCCAGCGATCGCATCGTCCCGGTTCGTATCTGGAGCGGTGTGCTTGGTGATGTAGTTCGCGTTCGTGAGTGCGAGACCGATAAGGGCTTCGGCGGACTGGGGCTCAGCGTTGCTCATTCCGACACCCTATCGATGGTGGCGCCATGAGCGTCCCTACCGCCGAGGTCCGCCAGGGGGTCTACCTCCGAGATGGTCTCCGCTGCGTGATGTGCGGCGCTCTCGAGAAGACGTTCCAGCACCGCCGAGCGGTCGGCATGGGCGGATCCCGCAACGTGCCGACCGCGGTCGACGGCCTCACTCTGTGCCTGACCTGCAACGTGGCGTGCGAGCGCGAACTGCAGATGAAGGCGCTCGCGAACGGTTGGAAGGTCCGCCGCTGGGTGCAGTCGCCGGAGCGGGTGCCGGTCTACTTCCCGCACGAGTTCGCCTGGTATCGCCTCGAGGGCGTTCGCCGGATCTGGATCTCGGCGGCCGTCGCGATGGAGATGGGCTGCTCGGTCTACGGAGACGACTGGATGAAGTGGCGCGCACACGCGCTGTTCGAGAACACAGGAGGTGCGCGGTGAACGTGCAACGAGAGATCAACGCGGCGAACCGCCGCATCCAGACGCAGATCGACGCATCCGCCCGCGCCGCGCTCATCCGCATCGGCGTCGACGTCGATGCGATGGAACGCGAAGAGGCGGAGCAGCGTCGCCAGGCCGCGCAGCTCGAAGCGGACCGGCGCCGCGCCGAGGCTGAGCGCCAGAGGCGCGCCACCGCTCAGGCATTCGAGGAGCTGGGCGCGTCGTTCCGGGCGATCAATGACCATTTCGCTGCGATCGATGCCGCGTTTACTCGCGGATTCAACGGCGGTGCGCGATGAACATGCCGACCTACGCCATGACGTACGTCGTGTACTGGCCGACCGAGCGCGTGCTGAAGGTGGGCCGTGCATGGAAGTGGCACCGGGTGGAGATGATGATCCGCTCCGGCGCTCAGGTGATCGTGTGCGCACGCGGCACGGACGCGACGTGGGAGGCCGAGGCGCTGCGTGTGCTGCGCCGCTGGTTCCCGCAGGCGTTCCGCCGCGAGACCGAGGCGCTCGGCGTCCTCCCTATGGGGCGCGGATGGACCGAGTGCTTCACCGTCGACGAGCACGATCTGCAGTTCGCCCTCGACAGGTGCATCGAGGGTTTCGCGAGAGGGAATGACCAAGGTGTCAACGAAGCAACGATTCATCAGCCCGTCCGACCTGCAGTCGCCGGAGTATCTCCGGGTGCCGGACGTGGCGAAGCCGACCGCGATGGGGCTGTGGCTCCACACGGACATCGCGGGGCGTCGGGAACTGATCCCGGAGCTGATCGCCGGCGACCTGTACCCGGGTCGAGCTGCGACGGGGATGGTCGAGGAGCATCTGCTGATGCTGGACGAGGTCGGGTTCCTGACGATCTTCGCCGCGAGGCGCACGCACTGGATCGCACTCGCCCGGCCACTCCGGGCCGACGTCCGGGGCGCGCGGGTCGACACACCGGACCCACCGCAGGAGCTTCCATGGGAGTCCGTGGCTGTGGGGGGAGCGGGCGGGCGCGAGCGGGCGCGGGAGCGTGCGAGTGCGCAGGTGCGGGCGGAGGACGCGGCGCGGGCGGACGCATGGGCCGCGGTGCAGGGCGAGCGCGAAGCGGTGCCCGAACCGCCGGCACGGCCGCTGCTCCTCGATGCTCCGCCGATTGGCTGCGCCGAGCACCCCAACGGCATCCAGCACGTCTCCTGCGGACCCTGCCGGACTGCCCGCCTACAGCGCGACGAATGGCTCGCTCGCCGGATCTACGAGCAGAAGCTCACCACGTACCACGAGCAGCTTGGAGAGGGGTGGGGCGGTGAACCGTTCTGAGCATGATTGGCGTCTCTGCGATGAGTGGTTCGCGGAGCTCATCGAGCAGCTCGAAGCATCCCCGGTACGGCGTCGTCAGCTGCGGCGAGAGGGCACCAAGCCGCTCCCCGTGGCCGAGACCCTCGCGCAGGCATTCGACGAGAAGACAGAGCAACTGCGGCGCTACCTCGCCGCTGAGCGCGAGCGTTGGCTCGCAGAGAGCAGGAAGACAGCATGAGCACGTTGACGTACACCGGAACGCTCCACATCATCACGTGCGGAGTCTGCAGCATCCCTCACGCCATCCCAACCGAAATGCATCAGGACAGGCTCGCGAACGGCGGCGACTGGTGGTGCCCGAATGGCCACAAGCTTCACTTCACCACGACGGAGAAGCAGCAGCTCGAGAAGAAGCTCGCCCGCGAGAAGCAGCTGCGCGGATGGTCTGAGTCACGAGAAACCGCGCTCCGAGACCAGCTCGGCGCGACGGAGCGCTCACTGCGGGGGCACAAGGCGGCGAAGACCCGCATCAAGAACCGGATCGCCGCCGGCGTCTGCCCGTGCTGCAACCGGTCCTTCCAGAACGTGGCCCGCCACATGGCCGGACAGCACCCCGACTACACGAAGCACGAGGAGAACTGACCATGAGCACCGAGAACCATCACCACGTCGAGCTGAAGATCGAAGACGGAGAGCTGCGCTGCGGACTGACGTGCACTGCTCCGGAGGATGCGTCGTGCAGGCGTCGCCCCAAAGGCCATGAGCAGCGCGAGTCGTGGAGCAGCGAGGAGGCGACGGAGACCGGGTTCCCATGCTTGGCTACTGAGTGGGTCAGCGCGGTCGGCATCGAAGACGCGATCGTCGGTGAAGACGCCGTGCTCGCCCGCGTGCCGGTGGAGATCAGCTACGAGGAGGCGGTCTGGATCGATCCCGTGCTCGCTCCCGTGTTCGTCCAGAACGAAGCGGCGAGCTGATGGCCGGCGAGACCGTCGTCACCGTGGTCGGCAACCTGACTGCTGACCCGGAGCTGCGCTACACGCAGAACGGCCTCCCGGTGGTGAACTTCACGATCGCGAGCACGCCGCGTCACTTCGACCGCACCGCGCAGGAGTGGAAGGACGACGACGCGCTGTTCCTTCGGGCTTCGTGCTGGCGGGAGTTCGCGGAGCATGTCGCCGGCAGCCTGACGAAGGGCATGCGCGTCATCGCGCAGGGCCGGCTCCGCCAGCGCTCCTACCAGGACCGCGAGGGCAACCAACGCACCGCGATCGAGCTGGAGGTCGACGAGATCGGCCCGAGCCTCCGCTACGCGACCGCGCAGGTGACCCGCGCCGCGCGCACGGACGGACAGACGCCGGCGGCATCCGCCCCTGCGCAGGAACAGCAGTGGGCGACGCCTGAGCCGTCCGCAGAGGGGGGATGGACCTATGGCGACGACACACCGTTCTGAGACCCAGGACGCATGCCCGTACTGCCACGGGAAGCTGTCACTCATCGTCTCGCGCGACCCGGACGAGGAGGTCGACTGCGTCTGCGTAGACCCTCCAAAGCGGCCGATGTGTCCGGAGTGCCGGGACGGGAAGCACGCGATCTGCATCCACCAGGCACTGTCCGACGATGACGAGTTCGTCGACTGCGCATGCGGGTGCGAGCCCTCGCGCACGTGCCCGAGCTGTCGCGACGTCGTCCCCGTCGGCTGGACGCTCGACGACCACTTCAACTGCAACTGGCCGGAGGACCACAATGTCTGAGCGCTACTGCATCCGAGGGTGCACCGTTCGCGGCGACCACTATGCCGCGTGCGCGCACAGCGGACCCGACTACAAGGGCGACACCCCGTGCAGCGGATGCGTGCGGGTCGAGGCGCGCGACGGTGTGATGCTGTGCGAGCGCTGCTACCGGCGCTTGCGCCGTCACATCGAGGATGCCGCGGATCTTGTCGGGCACTTGCGGTCGATCGCGGACCCGACGAAGGCTGCTGTCTTCGATCGGATCCGTGTGCAGTCGTCGGCGATCGAGATCCCGGCCCCCGTGGCTGCTGATCTGATCGACGCGTCGAACGACATCACGACGACGCTGAACATGTGGGCGAATCACGTCGCGGGGGAGGATCGGCCTGGTGCTGGCCTCTCGGCTGGCGCGATGGCTGACGAGGCGCACGCGGTCGTGCAGCTCGCCGCCGACGTGATCCTCGAGGATCTCGACGTGCTGGCGAACGACTCGCATCAGGTGGAGGCGCTGTGGGAGGGCGTCTGCACTCCGAACGGTGACGCCCCCGAGGTGTGGTCGGTCGCGGATGCGTCGATGCGGTGGCCGCTCGAGGATGAGCCGCGGTGGGCGCAGGCCGCATGCCCGAAATGCGAGCTCATGGCCGTCCGCGTCCAGCCGGGCCGCAACGGTCGCCCGTCCCGCTACCGCTGCACCACGGACACCTGCGACTGGGAGGCGAACTCGAAGGACGACGACGGTCTGTGGGCGTCCGTGTTCGCCGAGGCGGCACCGCCGGAGATCCGCGTGCACGACCCGCGGTGGCTGACCCTCGCGGATGCCGCACGTCTCGTCGATCGCACGACGGGCACGGTGCGCGCCTGGGTGACGCAGGAGCTGCTCGAGCCGCAGCTCGGCCGGTATTGGCAGGACGACGTGGTCGCGGTCGCGGCACGGAAGAGGGGAGAGGCCGCATGAAGACCTGGCTCACGCTCACGGAGGCCGCCGAGCGGATCCGCGTGAACGGCACGGCGATCGCGTCGGCCGAGCGCCGCATCCGCCGATGGGTGGACGCCGGCGAGCTCGTCCCGCTCGCCGGCCGCTTCCGCCTCGCCGACGTCCTCGCCACCGAGAAGAAGATGCGGTCGCGCCGCGGCCGCCCCCGCAAGACCCCCAACCACGAGATTGAGAGACACGACGCATGAAGATCATCGGAGGTCAGAGCCTCACCCTCGATACCCGTTCGATGTTGCCTGTCGCATCGGGCACCTGTGACGGCGGCGACTGTGACCGTCGCGCGGTCACCTTCGCATACTGCTCGACCGGCTACGCCGAAGGTCGCGACGGCCTTATCCCGGTCTGTCGCCGCCACCTGCTCGCCTACCGCATCGGTAAGGGCGGCACGGGGCTGTGGCAAGCGGAGGACGAGTTCGCAGAGTTGCGCTTCTGTCGCCGCTCTCGCTGGCGCTGGCTCGCTCAGTGGCGCATCCTTCTCGACCAGCGTGCAGCCGTTGCCGGTCGTGAGTCGCGCGGGCAACGGCTGCTCAGGCTCACCAGAGATGTCGAGATTCGGAGACAGTCATGACCGACAACGAGAAGCTGATCGAGGCGCGGCGACGTCTCACCGAGATCCTGTCGCAGGGCGAACGCTGCCTCTGCACATCGCCAGGAGGCTCGGCGTTCATCGATCTGGGCATGGTCCTGGACGCCCTCGAAGCCGCCGAGAAGGCGCACACCCCTTCCGACGACGAGCCAGAATCGGACCCCATGCCCTGGGTGTGCTCGCACGGGGAGCGCGTGAAAGTCTTCGACCACGACGACTGTGAGGTCGAGTACAAGCCACGGGTGTCCAGCGAGACCCGCGAGCCGAGCCGTAGGGAAGTGCTCGCTGCGGCAATGGCGCTGGTAGGGATGAACGAGGGGGAATTTCGCCACGTGCCCTCGTCGAAGCGTTGGCGCATCAAGGAACAGGCGCGTGCCGCTCTGCGTGCTGCATCCGCCGTCACCGAGCAGGGAGAGAACCGAGAGGAACAGAAACGATGACTCAGCACGATCACAGAGAGTTCGTGGAGGGCTGCTACCGCTGCGACCTATCTCGGGATGAGGTGAGCGAGTACACGCCGACCATAGAAGAGAACCGCCGGGACGCCCTGATGCGTGTGATCCGCATCGCGGTGGAGCAGCCAGGGCGGTGGACAGTCGGGCGTCCCATCGACGAAGCGGTCGCGGATGCTGTGATCGCATGGATCGACCGCGCTGGTGTCGTAGCCGAGGAACCGGAATGGGAGTACGGATTTCAACTCCGAGAGTCGGACAGCGGCGATGTCTACGACCAGGAGACCGGATTCGACACGGCGCAGGACGCCACCGATGCGGGGACCAAGCGCATCCACGACGAGGACGATGACGAGTATCCGCCACTGGCCCTTCGGCTGATCCGCCGCGCCAAGGCTGGCCCGTGGGTACCGGTGAAGCAGGAAGGAGCGGACGATGCCTGACAAAGAGGGCTCATGGGCGCGTGAGTACTGGCAGGGCGCGCGGAGCAGGTGGAGCAGCAGAGGATCGCGAACCTGATCGCGATCTCGGATTCGCCGTGTCTCAGCCCGAAGGACCGCAGGTGGGCGGCGCGGCAGGCGCTCGAGGCACTGCGGATCACGGGAGCGTGACAGATCCCGGGCGGCGGCATTTCGTTGTCGCCCGGGTCAAAATAAGTGTCAAATGTGTCCAGTGTCTGTGTTAAGCTGTGCTTGCACTTGAACCATGTCCCCGATGCCTCGCCGATCCGGCGGGGCTTTCTTGGTTCTCGGTGCCGATTCGGAGTGGGCGGCGGGGTCTGGAAAGGCTCGGGCGCGCGGTACCCAGCCCGCAAGGGCGCCCCGGCATGAGTAAGCCGCCGCCTACGTCCGATCGAGTCCTTCGCCCCGCCACCACACGCTCACATCCCTCTGCAAGCGGCGTGCTGCCATGACCTCGCACCGACAGTCCCGCTGAGATCGGGTCGGTGACTGAGCGAGCAGCCTCAGACGGCCGCAAGATGCACACCTCGAGCGGTGATGGGCGGCGGGGCGCAGTCTTCCGGCTCGCCTTCGCCGTGGCGCACTTACCTCGCGCACGGGCTGAGCGCGCCGGACATCTCGCACGATCGGAGCTGACATCGTGAGCGCACATACCAAGCAAGCGCTCGATGACGCGATCGCAGCTCATGTCGCCGATGAGTACGAGCAAGACGCGATGCTGTGTACAGGGTTCGTGTTGATCGCAGCCTGCAGCACGCCTGAAGACTTCGATGATGAGATCACTCGCTACCTCACCGAGTACACCGAGAGGCAACCGTTCCACACGTCGCTAGGCCTGGTGCACCGCCACCTCCTGATCCTCGAGGCCGGTAGCGAGGCAGGGGAGTCCTGATGACGACGCCGGCGCACAACGCGAACGGATCTCGGCGCCGCACGCTGGTGAAGCGTGTGAAGGCCGAGGAGTCCGACTGCGCACTATGTGATGGACCTGTCGACAAGACGCTGCTCTACATCCTGGGTGAGCACGGCAAGCGCTGCCCCAAGGCCGATTGCACAGGATGTATGCCACACCCCATGCGCGGCGAGGTGGACGAAGACATACCCCGCGCCCGTGGTGGCTCACCCTACGAGCGTTCCAACTGTCATCTGATGCATCGCAAGTGCAATCAGTTCAAGTCGAACCTGACCCTCTCCGAGGCCCGGGCCAAGCTAACCGGCTCACTGTCTACGGCGAGTGACGAGACACCCGCTCCCGTGCCCGTGGTTGCTTCACCTATCTGGTGACCAAGACCCGAGCCCGAGACGCCGCCCGCGCCCGCCTGACGCACTCGCACGAGCACCGCGCCCCACGGGGACGCGCAGCCATCAAGAGGCGCTCAGCACCCCGACCACGACCCGGGCACCCCACCCCCCCGCCCCGCGCCACAGGCCCTCCCTCGGCATTGGGCCAATCTCTCCCCGGGTTTTTTCCACTTTCCAGGGGGTGACATCGCATGGCCTCATCGAGTGCTCAGCTGCGCGCGGTGGGTGCCCCGAAGTCCGCGGGATCTCGCGGGAATCGCACCTACACGGAGGCGTTCAAGAGGGACGCTGTCGAGAAGGCTCGAGTTGCAAAGTCGATTTCACAAGTGGCAACTGCGCTGGGTGTGTCCCGGCCGACGCTGCGCAAGTGGATGGATGCCGCCGCGCCGCCTCCGCTGACGCTGGTCGAGGCCGCCCGATCGGGCAACCGGAAGGCGTTCCTCGAGGCGCTGCGGGATGAGCTCGCGGAGAAGATCGCCGCCGGGATGGCACCGCGTGACCTGCCGCCGAACGTTCGCCTCCTGAACGACACGATGCAGCAGCTCGACGAGATCACGGCGCGGGAGTCTGAGGAGGCTGCTGATGCCGCGTCCGCACCCGACGAAGACCTCGACCCCGACGACCTCTGAACGGAAGCTCTCGGACGTCGCGAAGCATCTCGTTGTGCCGTCCGGCATCAAGACCACCGGATATCCGGCGGTCGCCGCGCAGTGCAAGAAGATGGGCGTTGAGCACGACCCCTGGCAGCAGGGCCTCGCTCGCGCGATTCTCGCGAAGCGGGACAACGGGCTCTACGCGGCCGGCATCGGTGGCGTGCTGATCTCGATATGCCGTCAGGTCGGTAAGACGTTCACGATCGGCACGATCATCTTCGCCCTGTGTATCCTGTTCCCCGGCATCAAGGTGCTGTGGACCGCGCACCACTCGGCAACCTCCGACGAGACGTTCGAGACGCTGTCGGCGATGGCACGCCGCCGCCGCATCGCGCCGTACATCGCGCACAACGGGATCCGGCAGGGCAACGGAAAGCAACGCATCAAGTTCGCGAACGGCTCCCGGATCATGTTCGGCGCCCGCGAGCACGGCTTCGGCCGAGGCATCCCCGGCGTCACGATCGTCGTGTTCGACGAGGCGCAGATCCTGAAGGCGAAGGCGCTGTCGGACATGATTCCGGCGGCGAACACCGCGAAGAATCCGCTGATCCTGTACATGGGCACGCCGCCGAAGCCGGAAGACCCGGCGGAGGTCTTCAAGGCACGCCGCAAGAAAGCGCTCGCGGTGAAGCAGCGCCGTGAGGCTGGCGAGGTCGTCGGGTACGACACGCTCTATGTCGAGGTTGGCGCGAATGCCGGCGACGATGTCGAAGATCGCGCCGTGCTCGAGAAGGCGAACCCGTCATTCCCGCATCGAACGCCGTGGGAAGCCATTCTCCGCCTGCGCGAGAATCTCACCGACCCGTCCGACTGGGCTCGTGAGGGCCTCGGGATCTGGGATGAAGAAAACGCGGTCGGCGGCCCGCTCAAGAAGCTGTGGCCGGTGCTGCGCTCCAGCGCTGACGAGGTCCCGACCGATGGTGCCCGCGCCTATGGCGTCGCGTTCTCGGCCGACGGCATGCGAGTCTCGCTCGGCGGATGCATCGCCAGCGATGAGCGCGCGCATGTCGAGCTCATCGACGCGCAGGCCGGGCCGATCGAGGAATCGCTCGCACCGCTCGCTGACTGGTTCGTTGAGAAGGTGAACGGTGTGCCGCGCTGGCGACGCGCCTCGGCGATCGTGCTTTCCGGCCGCGCCGGGGCATCCGTGCTCGAGCGCCTGCTGCTCGACCGGAAGGTGTTGCGCCGACGCATCATCGTCGCGACGAGCGCGCAGTACTTCCAGGCGTGCGGGATGCTCCTCGAGCAGGCGACCGCCTCCGCGCACGCCGTCGCGCGTCAGGCTCCGCCGGCATTGACGCACCTCGCGTCGATTGGACAGTCGCAGCTCGACGCATCGACGGAGTCCGCGGTGCAGGAGAAGCGCACCCGTGACGGGGCGTGGGGGTGGGGCTCGCCATCCGGCGACGAGACACCGACGGAATCGATCAGCCTGGCCCTGTTCGGGGCGAGGACAGTACGCAAGCCGCGCTCGGAGCGCGAGAGTTCGGGGGTGATTCTGTGATCGGTGGCATCGGGCTGGCGCTCAATCACCAGGACTCGAATCTGTTTGAGCAGCTCTACCGCACCTGGCAGAAGCGACGCCGCATGAATGTGACCCGCTCGACGTACTTCGACGGCGAGGCCGCGCTGAAGGACTTCGGGATATCGCTCCCGCCGCAGATGCAGAGCATTGGATCGCTGCTTGGGTGGACGGCGAAGGGCGTGCGAGCGGTCACCGACAGATCGCAGTTCGAGGGCTTCGTGTCGAAGTCGGGGGAGACCTTCGACGTCGACGAGATCGCCGCAGACAACGAGTTCGAGTTGGAGTTCCCCGGCACGCAGATCTCCTCGGCCGTCCACGGATGCGCGTTCCTCAGCGTCTCGCATGGTGACGTGCAGTCGGGCGAGCCCGACGTGCAGGTCATCGCCCGCGCAGCCGACTCGTCCGCTGCGATCTGGGATAGCCGACGTCGAGCTCTCGCAGGGTTCCTTTCGATCGTCGACCGTGACGGGCTCAACCAGCCGACCCTGATGGTGATGTACACGCCCGAGAAGGTCGTGACCCTCACCCGTCAGGAGAAGGTGTGGGGTGCGTCGTGGCTCGTCGCGGTCATCCCGAACCCGCTCGGCCGCGTCAGCGTCGCACCGATCGTTTACGGACGTGAGCTGCTCCGCCCGCTCGGGCACTCGCGGATCACGCGAGCATCGATGGGCTATTCCGACTCGGCGCTGCGCACCATCGTGCGCGCTGAGGTCTCGGCCGAGTTCTATTCGGCGCCCGAATATTACTTGTTCGGTGCCGGGGTCGAGCAGTTCGTCGGTAACGACCGCTGGTCCGCGATCATGGGCCGCATGAAGGCGCTGAACACTGATACGAACGACAGCGTCGACAAGCCGGATCTGCACCGCTTCACCGGGGCATCGCCGCAGCCGCACACTGAGCAGCTGCGCATGTGGGCGAATCTGTTCGCCGATGACCAGGACCTCGAGGTGAAGTTCGCCGACAACTCGAACCCATCGAGCGCCGACGCGATCTTCGCCGCCAAGGAAACCCTGATCACCACCACGCGCGACGCGAACAAGGGGTGGGGTGCAGGTACGGTCGCCGCCATGCGGATGGCCGTGACGCTGCGAGACGGTGCGCTCCCCGAGGGGATCCGTGACCTGCGCGCACAGTTCACCGACCCGGCGATCGTGTCGCCGTCCGCTCGTGCGGACGCGTTCTCGAAGCTCGCGACCAGCATCACCGGATTCGGCACGTCCGAGGTGGGTATGGAGTACGCGGGGCTTTCCCGAGAGCAGATCACCCGCTTCCAGAGCGAGCAGCAACGCGCTGGCGCATCGTCGCGGATCGCGGAGCTGGTGAGCCTCGCGCGTGACATGCGCGCCGAGCCCGCCGCGCCCGCTGCACCCGCACCGACAGAGGAGTGACATGGCGTCGCCTGCGCAGATCGAGGAGTTCCGCACTGCGCAGGCGACGCTCGTGTCCCTCGGCCAGGAGCAGATCCGAGATCTGCTGTCATCGTTCAGCCTCGGATCGAATCCGGCCGCCGTGCGTGACGCGCTGCTCGAGTTCTTCCCGGACTTCATGACGGCGTTCGGCGACACCGCGGCAGTGCTCGGTGCCGACTTCTATGACCTTGTGCGCGATCTTCCGCCGTCCGCCGGGACCGTGCAGACCGTGTTCGCTCAGCCCGCCAAGGAGAAGCAGTCCGAAGGCGTGGTCCGCTGGGCCATCGGGTCGCTGTTCGTCGCTGAGCCGGAGTGGACATCGTTCGAGGCGCTGCTGCTGGGAGCAGCTCAGCGCCTCATCCTGCAGCCCGCGCGAGGCACGATCGACATGCTGTCGCGCAACGACGCCCGGTCGGGGAACGTCGCCGCGGTGTCGTGGTCCCGCAACGTGCACCCCGAGCGGGCGAAGGACAAGAAGTCGTGCGACTTCTGCATCATGCTCGCCGGCCGTGGCCCGGTCTATCGCTCTCAGGCTGCCGCCGGGTCGGTCATCGGCCGCGGCACCGACGAATCGGTCGCCCTCGATGCAGCGGGAAACCGCAGGACCGGATTCATCGGCGGAGTCGGCGGCGGCATCCGTGCGCGCGGCACGCAGGAGCTCGAAGCGTCGTTCCACGATGACTGCAACTGCACGACAGTGCCCACGTTCTACGAGCTCCAGGATCGCCCCGGATCCCGTTACCCGCAGGTGCTCGCCCCGATCGCTTGACCACATTCTTCCTCACACCGCGACGGTGTGAGGTCCACGCGGCGCGACTGCCGCTTCCCACTGGAGGAACCGCAATGCCCAAGAAGACCCAGACGCCCAAGAAGGCCCAGCACGCACTCGGAGCGCTCCCCGCGAGCCGGTGGCACCGTCCGAACCTGCGCTACTTCGCGCCGGTCGACGGAGATGCGAGCGCAGCACCCGCGGCACCGGCCGCCCCTGCACCCGTGCCGACGCCGCCCGCAACGCCGGCAGCACCAGCGGCACCCGGCGCGACGCCGGAAGAACCGCTCGGAGCGAAAGGCCTGTCTGCACTGCAGGCCGAGCGTGACGCACGCAAGGCCGCCGAGCAGAAGGTCGCCGACGCCGAGGCGAAGGTGCGTAAGTACGAGGACCGCGACAAGTCCGAGGAACAGCGCGCCGCCGACGAGCTCACCACCGCGCAGAAGGAACTCGCTGACACCAAGCGGGCTCTGATCGCCGCGACCAAGGGTGTCCCCGTCGAGTTGCTCACGGGCACCACACAGGCCGAGATCGAAGCCTCGGCCGATGCACTCCTCCAGTTCAAAGGCGTCGCGCCGAAGGCTCCCGAGCCTCAGCGCTACGTCATCCCCGACGAGGCCGGAAAGCCGGCCCTCGGAAAGACCGAATCCACGCGTCCCGGCATCGGAACTCTCCGCGCCGCGTACGCAGAGAACGAAGGGAAGTAGCCAGACATGGCAATCACACTCGCCGAGGCAGCGAAGCTGTCTCAGAACACGCTGCAGAAGGGCGTTCTCGAGACGTTCGTGCAGACGTCGCCGCTGCTCGACCGGATCCCCTTCATGGAGATCGAGGGCAACGCGTTCGCGTACAACGAGGAGGGCACCCTCCCCGGCATCGAGTTCCGCGCGGTGAACGGCTCCTACACGGAGTCCACCGGCACGGTGAACCCGAAGACCGAGTCGCTCGTCATCCTCGGTGGTGACGCGGACGTCGACACGTTCATCCAGAAGACCCGGTCGAACTTCAACGACCAGCGCGCCGTGCAGACCGCGATGAAGGTCAAGGCGGCGTCCTACAAGTACCAGGACACGTTCATCAACGGCGACACCGCCGTCGATGCGAACTCGTTCGACGGTCTGAAGAAGCGCCTCATCGGCGGTCAGGTGATCAGCTCGCCCGGCGCCAACGGATCGCCGATCTTCGGCACCAACGCCGACACCGAGGCGTTCTGGGGCGCGATGGACGACCTCGTCAGCTCGGTGCCCGGCATCGACGGCACCAACGGCGCGATCTACGCCAACTCGAAGGTCATCGGCAAGATCCGCTCCGCGGGTCGCCGCGCCGGTGGCGTCGAGGTCGTCCGCGAGGACCTCACCGGGAAGCGCATCGTGACGTGGAACGGCATCCCCGTTCTCGACCTCGGCACCACCGCCGCCGGCGCCGACATCCTCCCGATGACGGAGACCAAGGGTACCTCGAACCTGACCTCCTCGATCTACGCCGTGAAGTTCGGCGAGGACGAGGGCGACCAGGCAGTGACTGGTCTCACGAACGGTGGCGTCGACGTGCGCGACCTCGGCGAGCAGCAGGTCAAGCCCGCCTTCCGCACCCGCATCGAGTTCTTCTGCGGTGTGGGCGTGTTCGGCGGCAAGGCCGCCGCGCGCTCGACCGGATGGCTGAACGCCTGATGGCCGGCCGCCCGCTGGCCACGCCCGCGTCGACGACCCCGGTCGTCACCGTGGAGGAGCAGGCCACGATCACGCCCACCCCCGATGAGATCGCGAAGGCCGTCGAGGCAGCCAAGGAGGCTGAGGCGGCCAAGGCTGCGGAGGCCGCCAAGGTCGCCGCCGACGCCACCCCCGACGCCGACGAGGCGAAGGCCATCGCCGAAGCCAAGGCGGCCGAAGTCGCCAAGGTGTCGGCCACGGTCGCCAAGGCGAAGACGGCCGCGGCCGTCGAGGTCATCGGTACCGAGGCAGGCAAGACCGGCAAGCCCGCAAAGGGCAAGCCACGGATCGAGAAGTTCGAAGCGACCAAGCCCAACGGCACGGTCGTCATCGTCGAACGCAACATCGACACCGGCGAACAGTCGGTCACCGAGAAGTGATCCAGGAGGGGCAGCGGCCACGGTCGCTGTCCCTCCTCACCCTGACCCGTTCACACGAGGAGGCATCATGGCGACTTGGACGACCCCGGCCGATGTCACCGGCGCGTGGATCGGTGAGGGTGCGCCCACCGACACCGGCAAGATCCAGAAATGGATCGACAAAGCCGAACGCGAGATCCGCTACCGCGTGCAGGACGTCCAGGAGCGCATCGACGCGGAGGCTGCCGAGACGCCGGCGCGGACTGACCTGCTTGAGACGACGAAGGACGTCGTCGTCTCGATGGTCATGCGCGTGTTCCGGAACCCCGAGGGGATCCGGCAGGTCAATGAGACCACGGGCCCGTTCACCTCGTCGCGCACGTACGGCGGCGACGTTCCGGGCGGTCTCGGGATCACCGACGACGAGCTCGCGAAACTGCAGGGGAAGCGCGGGGGAGCGTTCGCAATCGACTTGATCCCGTCGACTTCCCCGTTCTACGTGAGCCCGGCATGATCGGCGAGACCATCACGATCCGTCGCCACGGCGGGATCGGCGAGGACAGTCAGGGCAACCCCACGACGACCGTCACCTCGATCCCGATCGAGGGGTGCGCGTTCGCGCCGGCGGGATCTGCTGACGACATCGCCACCTTCGGCAGTCGGGCCATCACCGGCGGCACGGTCTACGCGCCCAGCGGCACCGTGTTCCTTCCCGACGACGTCGTGATCATCCGTGGCATGGCGTTCACGATCGATGGCGAGTCCGGCCAGTGGACCAGTCCCTACTCGGGCACCGGTCGCGGCGTCGAGGTCGCGGTGAAGCGAGGCGTGTGATGGCGAAGCGATACGGCTGGCGTGCGTCGCGGCCGCTCAAGGAGCTCGCGGTGTCGACCGAGCTGGAGGCCGTGCTGATGAAGCTCGCGCAGCCAGTGCTCGACGCCGCCGAGCAGGATCCGTCGCCCGAGTACGTCGAGTCGCTGCAGCTGCGCGCGTTCCGATCCGGCGGCGCCCGCGGCCGCGTTTCCGCGAACGTGACCGCCGCACCGATCATCGGTGCCCGCGTCGAAGCGAAGCGCGGCACATTGGGGAGGGCGATCGGCCGTGCAGGCTCTTGACATCACGTTCCCGTCCTCACTCGGCCCTATCGTTCGCGGCATCCGCGACTACCTGACGGGAACCGCCTGGACCGGCGTCACCACACAGCCCAAGCTCCCCGCGACGAAGACCGCCCGCATGGTGACCGTCCGCGACGACGGCGGCACCCCCGCGAACGGGCTGTCGCGCCGCCGGCACGGCTTCAACATCTGGGCCAACGACCCTGTCACCGCGGAGAATCTCGCGATCGCCGTCGCCGACTGCTGCCGCGCATCGTTCGCCGCGCTCGAGGTGACCGACCCGATCGACGTCACCGATGACACCGACACGCGGACGCTCGTCGCGGGTCAGCCGCTGACGCACTACTTCATATCTGCGGTGCTCCTCATCCGAGCATCCAACCTCTGACCACCCGCGTTCTCCCGCGCGGATAACCGGCACCGCCTGGTGCCATTCATCCCGAAACGGAGACCAGCATGGCTGGAAAGAACATCGAAGACGTCCGCGTCGGCGTGGACGGCATCATCTCGACCGGAGCATTCGGCGTCGCCACGGCACCGACGGGCGCGGATGCCGCGCTCGGCTCCGGCTGGGCGGATCTCGGTTACGCGTCCGAGGACGGCGTCACGGAGACGACCGAGCAGTCGACGAGCGTGCTGCGCGCGTGGCAGCGGGCGAAGAAGGTGCGCACTCTCATCGAGGAAGGCACTGTCCGGTACCAGTTCACGCTGATCCAGACGAACGCCGACACCGTCGCGTTCTACTACGGCGGCACCGTCGACTCCACTGACGGATCGATCATCGTCGACCCGACGAAGGAACGTCCCGTGCTGGCGTTCAACATCGATGTCATCGACGGCGACTCGATCATCCGGGCCTACGGCCCCGAGTCGCAGGTCGTCGAGGTCGGCGACCAGGTGTACGCGAACGGCGAGCCGATCGGCTACGAGGTGACCGTCGAGTGCGCGTACAACGAGACCCTCGGCGGGTCCGTCAAGAAGTGGTACACCGACCTCGTCGAGTGACGGGTACCCACACAGACCGGGGCGGCGCGTTGCCGGGAGACTGCGCGCCGCCCCTCATCCCACCCGTCTCCCGACCAAACCCACGAAAGGGATCTCCCATGAAGAACTACGCAGGCACCCCGTTCCAGTTCCAGATCGGCGACAAGTCGTTCGTGCTCCGAGAGATCGGATTCTCCGACATCGAGAAGGTATCCACCTTCGGCGACGGACTCGCGAAGGACCCCGAGAAGGCGGTCGCCGCGATTCACGATCTCATCCAGTCGAAGTCCGACAAGCGCACCGCCGACGCGGTGATGGACATCCCGCCGCGCATGATCCTCCAGCTGATCAAGGACTGGGCAGGACTGACGGTGGGGGAATCGGAGACCTCTGGCGACGCGTAACGAAGCGCCTGCCAGAGGTCGTCACCGACTTCCGGACTCTCTACCACTGCTCCCTCTACGATCCGCCACTGAGCGAGGTGAACATCCTCGTGACGAAGCTCGGATCCAACCCGCTGTCGCAGTTCGCTGCGGCAGAACAGGGGTGGGAGCGGCCGGTCAGCTACGAGTGGCTCCTCCTCGCTGACCTGTACGACCTGCAACGAGCCAAGGCATCGAAACGGCGCTCCCGGCCGTACCCGAGGCCTACCACGAAGCGTACGAAGCTCGGTGGCGCCAACAAGCGCCGGTCCATCAAGGACGTGCTGAGAATCCTGCGCCCAAAACGGGAGCCAGCTCCCGAGCAGTAATCGGGGGTCGCCGTGGCAGACAAGGCTTTCTACACGGCGTGGGCGGAGATCGCACCGGACTTCTCGAAGTTCGGCCGCGAGGTCAACAAGGGGTTCCGGGACAGCCTCGTTCCCGCCGGGCAGAGGGGCGGCGAGGACGCCGGCAAGGGCGTGAAGTCGGGCGTACTCGGTGCCGTCAAGTCGATGGCCGGGCCGCTCGTCGCTGCGTTCGCAGGGCTGAAGCTCGGCGAGGCGATCGTCGGCACGATCAAGGACGGCATCCTCCAGGCGAACGACCTCGAGCAGACGGTTTCCGCCGTCCGCACGGTGTTCGGTGGAGCGTCCGAGGCAATCGAGCAGTTCGCTGAGGACGCCGTATCCAGCCTCGGGATCAGTGAGCAGCAGGCGCTCGAGGCGTCGCAGATGTTCGGTGTCTTCGGCAAGGCAGCTGGCCTCGAAGACGTCGATCTCTCCAGCTTCTCGAACGACCTCGCCGGGCTCGGCGCAGATCTCGCCGCCTTCTACGGCGGCGACATTCAGACCGCGCTCGACGCGATCGGGTCCGGCCTGCGTGGAGAGTCCGAGCCACTGCGGCAGTTCGGTGTGCTCCTCGACGACGCGACGCTGAAGCAGCGTGCGCTCGAGATGGGGATCAGCGACGGTACGACGACGCTGACGCAGCAGCAGCGTGTGCTCGCGGCGCAGGCCGAGATCCTCGCGCAGACGACGGATGCTCAGGGTGCCGCAGCGCGGGAGGCCGCGTCGTTCGACGGGCAGCTGAAGCGTGTCCAGGCCGGCTGGGAATCGATCGTCACGACGATCGGTCAGATCTTCCTGCCGATCGCGACTGAGGTCGTGACGTTCATCAACGCGCACATCATCCCCGCGCTGCAGATGTTCTTCAAGGCGATGCAGGGTGGAAGCCTGGGCGCGCTGATCGGGCACTTCGCTGGCATGCGCGATGTGCTGATCCAGAACGTAGCCGCAGCCTTCCCCGAGATCATCACGGCGGTCGTTCAGGGGTTTCTCTCACTGATCTCGACAGTGGTGGATGTCCTCCCCGGCGTAGTCGACGCCGTCGTGGCGATGATCCCAGCAATCGTCACCGCGCTGATCGCGGCTGTGCCGTTGCTTCTCGACGGCGCGCTGACCATGTTCAGCGGCATTATCGATGCCCTGGGCGTGCTGATCCCGAAGATCATCACCGCGCTGGTCGGGATGATCCCGAAGCTCGTGAGCTCACTGATCACGCTGATCCCGATGCTGATTCAGGGCGCGATTCAGCTGTTCATGGCGCTGGTCAACGCGATCCCGGTGATCGTGCCGCTGCTTATCCAGGCGCTCGTCGACATGCTCCCAGTGATCGTGGAGGCGCTTGGCACGCTGATCCCGGCGCTCATCGAGGGCGCCGTGCAACTGCTGCTCGCGATCGTCCAGGCGATACCGATCATCATCCCGGCACTGATCACAGGCATCGTGGATCTGATCCCTGTGCTCATCGAGACGCTGATCAGCCTGATTCCGATCCTGATCGATGCCGCGGTGCAGCTCTTCACCGGTCTCGTAGACGCGATCCCGGAGATCATCCCCGCGCTCATCGACACGCTGATCGAGCTCGGGCCGAAGATCGTCGAGACCATCATCGGATTGGTGCCGCAGCTGTTCGGTGCCGGCGAGGCGATCATCCAGGGGCTGATCGACGGTATCGGTTCGATGCTCGGTTCTGTCGGTGACGCTGTCGGCGGCGTCATGGAGTACCTCGGCGGGTTCTTTCCGCATTCGCCCGCGAAGCGAGGACCGTTCTCCGGATCTGGGTGGACGCAGCTGCAGAAGTCGGGATCTGCGATCTACGACGAGTTTATGTCTGGGTTCGGTGGCGACGATCCCACCTTCCCAGCGCTGAATCCGCACGTGAACCTACCCCGGCCTGCGCCCCTGGATGATATCTCGCCCAGCTTGGCAGGAGTAGGCGCGGCCGGCTCCGGGATCACTCAGATCAACCACATCGCGCATCTCGACCCAGCCGTGGCCGTTGAGATGTCCGGGCAGAAGCTCGCATCGGTTGCACGGCGTGTGCGAGCGTGACGAGACGAAGGGGGTGCAGTGGTGCTCACAGTCAGACTCGGTGGCCGCGAGTTCCTCGGTGATCCGCCTCTCGGAATCCGTCGCGGGCTGATCATCGCCCCGCGCGGGTTCCAGGGGTGGCAGGGGATGACCAGCTCGCGGCGAGAGGCGCTCGCGCGGGCTGTGCAACATGGAGAGCATGACACCCCCGTGTATCTCGGATCGCGCATTGTCACTATCGATGGCTGGATTCAGGCCGAGAACGATAGCGACCTCCGGAACCTCTCAGATTCCGTAACCGGCATGTTCGCGCTCTATCGCACGGTGGTGAGCGTCGAACATCAGTCCGACACGCGCTGGGCTGAAGGTCGAGTACTGACCGCAGAATGCGACGACACCGGCATGGGGCACTCGGAGTTCCAGGTGCAGCTTGTGTTCGCGGACCCGCGACGGTACGGGAGCAAGATCGTCGCGCCGGCGACGGGATTGGCGACATCGATAGCGGTGATGCACCGCGGTAACTTCCCGGCATTCCCAGTTATCGAGATCCCAGACGCTCCTGCGTCGTACACGATCACCTGCCCGCGAGGTGTGTTCATAGTGACGGGTGCGACAGCCGGGGGCACGCACACGGTCGATATGCGCAGCGGGCGAGTTTTCCGCAATGGGGTCGAGATGTTCGACGTCGGACGTGGTCCGCTCTGGGCGGTTCCGCCGGGGATGTCGTGGACGCACACGTTGTCCGTCCCGGGGCGGGTGAGTATCCGCAACACCTACGTCTAGGAGGCGCGACATGGAGCCTGAACTGTGGGTGCACGCCGCGGTCACGGGCGACGAGGTCCGCCAGGTGTTCCCGCTCGAGGAGGGCGCTCAGTGGTCGACGAACATCGGCAACACGGGGGAGTGCTCGTGGAGCTTCCTGGTCGACAATCCTGAGCTGCCGTTGAACGGCATCCGGATCGCGTCGTTGTTCCAGCCGAACGGACGCCTGCTCGCGTTGCGGTGGGGGACCGATGTGCAGGGCGCGTGGAAGATCGAGGACTGGGACTTCAACGGCGACACTGGGATCGTGACGGTGACGGGTGTCGAGCTCGTGCGCAACGAGACGAAGTGGCGCATGACCTACGGGCTGAGCGACTACGAAGGCGGGACGCTGGTCGTCTCAAACCGGTCATACGCTGGCGCTGTTCGAGCCGTCATGATGCGCTTCATGCAGTGGTCTCCGGAGTGGTTCTATCCGATTGATCTTCCCGCCGATGGTGCGGGCTCCTTCTCTGCGGTCTGGGAGTTCTGGAAGAAGTTCACGATCGAGGATCTGCTCGTGCAGATCGAGGACGAGGGCGTCGAGATCTACTTCCGCCCGTACCTCACGGGTGGGCGGCAGCTCCGGTTCGAGACGCTGGTTCAGTCGCGGGTGTCGTTCGGTATGAGCGCGTTTCACCTGCAGGCGGAGGATTCGCCGCTCAGTGGCGTGCGCTACCGGGTGAGTGGTGCTGAGCAGATCACCGGCGGTCAGGGGATCGGAGAGGGTACCGGCCAGGACCAGCAGGTGAAGTACCAGGGTGGCCCGCCGTACACGATCCCGATCCGCGACGCCAAGATGGGGTTCCCTGACCTCATTGGCGATCGATTGCAGGCGGCGACGGACGCATGGTTCGCGGGTGCGAAGAATCCGACCGTGCAGTGGACCGTAGAGACGTTCACCGTCTCCGATGAGTATCCGCCGATGAATGCTGTCACCGGTCGTGCATGGCGGCTGCAGTCGGCCGGCCACTTGGTGTACCCGGATGGCGTGCATCAGCTTCGTGTGATCGCAGCATCGGGCACCTTCGGGAAGCAGATCAAGACGGAGGTGCAGGGTGCGTAATCTCGCAGACCTCGGCGGGTGGATCACCGCTCTCGTGCGCAGGGTCGAGCGCCTTGAGTCGGGTGCGAAGCTGGAGAATTCGTCGATCACGAACGGCAGGATGCGGTTCATCGGCGGATTGCTGCGACTCGATTCTGGTGCGCTCCTGGAACTGGTCGGGCAGTGGCGATTCTCCGGCAACGGGGCCATCACGGGCGATGTTGTCGCTGAGGGGAAGTGGACGCAGAACGGAAACTGGGAGTTCAACGGTGACGGGGATCTCGCGGGCGACGTGAAGCTGTCGGGCGACTTCGATCTCACCGGAAAGTTCACCTCCGAGAACGTCCGCATCGAGGGCGGGAAGATCTACGTCGGCGCGGGCGGCAACCTGATTGTGATCGATGGCGCGACCGGGCGGATCAACGCTGGCACGATGGCGATCGATCCGGCAGCGAATGGCGGATCGGTCAAGTTCGCTGGCGGCCCGGAGGTGTACGCATCCGGGAGTGCTCTGGCGCTCTACTCGGGTGCTGGCGCGTTCATCGAACTCAACGGTGCGATGGCGAAGATCAACGGACCCGGCGCTCGATGGATCGAGGTCAACAACACGGGTATCCGCTTCGTCGGTATTGATACTGCTCCCGTGGCGAGCTTCCCCGGCGGGTTCATCGGGGCGATCGTCTATGACGGTGGAGAAGCGAAGCGACTCGTCTAGACGGCGTCTGGGCAGTAAGCAATGATCGCGCCGTTCATGATCGCACTCGTGTCGTAGTAGTTGCCGTTCGCGTGAGGCTGCTCGTTCTCGACCACGCGGACGGACTCCAGCGGAGTACCCGCCTCGAGCTGGCTGCATGCGTCCTTACCCGCCTCGATGAGCTGCTGATCCGAGGCGTCAGGGATCTGAGTCTCCGGGAGCAGATTGGCGCGAACGTACGTCAGGAAAGTGGCATCTTCATCGCTCATCTCCGGCGCGGCCGGAGTCTCGGCGACAAGCGGCGCTTCCGATTCGGTCGCGACCGGGGCTGCAGTGCGCTCTTCGCTGGGGTCGGCTGCCGTCGTGGCGCACCCCGTGAGGGCGAGCAGGAGTGCGGAGCTCACGAGAGCGATACGGATCTTCATCGGTTCCTCCGGACGTAGTTCTCGAGCGCTCGCCGGATGACGTCGCTGATCGTTTCGTCGTTCTGCTCGGCGGCAGCCTTCGCAGTATCCCAGAGCTTCTCGGGGACTCGGACCTGTCGCGGGACCATCGGCTGCTTGACCATGCATTGATCGTACACACGAACGTAAATACGCACAAGAGGAGAAATCGTGACTGCCGACCTGACTCTCACTCGAAAGGACCGGAAGGCGATCCGCAAGGTGCTGCTCGCCGAGCGCGCTGCGGGCGTCGCGACGCCGCTCCTTCCTGCCGACGTCGACCTGGACGGCGACGGGATCGTCGACTCGTTCGGCCTCGACGAGCACGACGAGGTCATCGTCGTCTCCGGCGTCGCCCTCGAGCAAACGTTGTTCGAGTCTGTCGGCGAGCCGCCCGAGGAGGCCTCCTGATGGGCGGCGCATCGCTGTACACCTACGTACAGGGCAAGCTCGTCACGCTGTGGATGGCCTGGCAGATCGGGAGGCTCGACGCGGCATTCTTCGCCGTGTTCGGGCTGCACTTGATCATCGCCGACGCGATCCGCACGGCCGCCGAGCAGGAGCGGATCTTCCGCGAGCGGTACGTCACCGCCGGCAACATCCGTGGGCGCCGCGTCTACGACACCCGCATGTGGAACGGCGTCCGCTGGTACCGCATCTCCGCGGCCGGCACGGTCGCCGTTCCGGGCACCTCGAACCACCAGATTCAAGGCAACTACGCGGCCGTCGACTTCTGGGACACCGGCAACGACCCCGGCGTCTCCCGCGCCGGCACCGCCCGGGCGAACTGGCTCCGCGCGAACGCACCGCGCTTCGACTTCGAACCCGAGGGCTACGGCTTCAACGAGGCCTGGCACTACCGCGCACGGAACATCTTCAACACCCCGCCGGCGGCACCCGCCGCCGGCGACGGAAACGCACCACCTGTCTCCGAGGAGGACGACGACATGCAGAGCATCGCGATCAACGGCAAGCAGTACGGCCTCAAGGATCAGTTCATCACCCACTACGGCGGGGCCGGCGCCGAGTCTCAGGCGGACATCACTCGCAAGGTGATGAGCGCTGCCGACGAGCTGCACAACCTGAATAAGGCGTACCCCAAGGACACGGTCGCGAAGCTCGGCGACCTGCTCGACGGCCTCGGCATCCCCCGCAACGTGCTGGACGCGAACGGGTTCGTCCTGAACCCCCAGTCAGGGAAGTACGAGAACAACGGCACGTGGAGTCGGGAGCGCGAGATCCTCGCGGAACAGGCGAAGATCTCCACGAAGCTCGACAAGCTGCTGAAGGCCTCGGGCGCGTGACCATGCTCGTCGCCCTGTGGCGGGCGTCGATCTGGCACCCGAGTGCTATCCCGCTGCATGAGCGGAAGTACGCCTCACTGAAACGAGTGTGGCTGCCGCTGTACGACATCGTCGCGGCCGGTGCTGGCGTCGCGGCGATCGTCTACGGGTCGCGCCTGCTGGATCGCCTCTACGGCCCGTTCACGGACGCGATCGGTGGGTTCTTCATCGCGGTCGCGCTGATCTGCCTCGCTGGCGTCTCGTTCCCCCGGCTCTGGGCGGTCGAGCTTCTCGGGAAGTTCGTCCTCGTCGGCATGATCATCGCCTATATCTCCGCGATCATCGTCTCCCCTTCGCCCGAGCAGTTGCTCGCGCGTGAGGCGCCGAGCTGGTTCATCGTCGCGATGCTCGCGCTGAATCTCTGGCTGCCGTGCTGGAGCATAGAAAACCTCACCACAGAGTGGGCGGATCGGCGGGCAGACGAGCGCCGCCGGGAGGTGGTGGCTGATGAGTGACGGTGGCATGGTCGCAGCCCTCATTGGTCTCGCTTCGGCGGTGATCCTCGCGCTGATCGCCCTGTGGCGGTTTCGCCGGAAGGATCGCGCGGACGCCCAGCAGGTCGAGGAAGGCACGATCTCGGGGCGGTTCAAGGATGCCGACGCGCTCATGCGGTACATCGACGAGCGCGTCGAGGAGCGCACCGCCACCCTCGCCGCCGAGCTTGAAGAAGTCCGCACCAAGCTGCGCTCAGTGGGCGACGAGTCCCGCGAGATGCACACCGCAGTGCGCGCCCGCGAGACACAGCTGTGGCTGTGGAACCACCGTGGCCGCCCCGGCTCGCTCCCGATGCTCCCCGAACCGATCCTCCAGCGCCTCGGCCTGGGCGATCTCATCACCACCACCCCGATCCCCACGCAAGGAGACACCTCGTGAACACCCTCCAGCCCATCTGGTTCCCCGTGCAGCGCGTGCTGCGCACCATCTTCCAGGCGCTCGTCGTCCTGGTGCCCGTCGTCAACGGTGCCGCACTGGCCGTGGTGGCGTACCTGTCCGAGCAGACCAACGTGACCGTGCACCCCACGGTGTTCGTCTGGCTGAACGCGATCGTCGCGGTCACCGCGCTCGTGATGGGCCTTATCGCTCGACTCATGGCCGTCCCTGGCGTGAACGACGTGCTCGCGAAGATCGGCCTCGGCTCCATCCCGAAGCGCGAGACGCCGGAAGACGCGCGCGGTCTGCTGCGCCGCAACCTCAAGGACGACTGATGCCAACGGCCGCCTACACGGGCACGCTGACGGACATTGGTCTCGGGTCGCTCTCCGCCGCGCTCCCTGAGGTCGCGGTTCGCCCGAAGGTATCCGCTTTCGGGCCGGACGGCCTCGTCTCCGACATCCGTGTGCCGGTCACGTTGGTCGGGACGGCGTTCACGATGAACCTCGTCCCGTCCGGTGACCTCATCCCAGTCGACGGGAGCCTTGCCGGCGTCGACTACATCATCGAGGTCGGCAGGTTCGAGCTCGGCGACGATCTGCAGAAGATCTGGCACGGCACTGAGGCGTGGGAGTTCACGGCCGTGGCGGGCGGTGGCAACATCGGCGGCATGCAGGGCGGCTCACTGCTCGCCGTATGGATCGGACCCCCTGTCGGACAGTGGCCTTCTTACCCCTACCCCAAGGGTCTGTATCTCGACCCTGTTACCGGCGACGGCACCGTCGTCTTCTGATCTAAGGAGATCGTTCATGGCGCTTCCTGCCGGCCTGCGGGCACTGTTCAGCTTCCGAGGCCCGAGGGGCGACAAGGGAGACAAGGGGGACACCGGGACATTCTCGGATGCGTTCGGCGTCCCCGTTTCTTCGACGGAGGTCGATCTCAAGCCGATCATCAGCGGCCCGCCGTGGGCACGCGTCATCACGTTCAAGCTGCCGCGAGGTCTCGACGGAACGAACGTGGTCGGCAATGATCAGTCGTTCTCGCAGCTTCTCGCCGCGGCGGAGACCCAGACGCGCGCCGCAGCCGACGCGCTCATCGCCCAGTGGGCCGCGAAGAACACCATCTATGCGACCGATCACGGGGTGAAGGCCGGCGCGACTACGGTCGGCGCTGCAACGCACGCGATCCTGCAGGGCCTGATGAACACGATCAGCGCTGCGGGCGGCGGGGTGCTCTACCTCCCGAAGGGCGACATCTGGATCGATGACTTCCTGATTCCGCGCAGCAACGTCGCGATCGTCGGCTCGGGCAAAGGCGTGACGCGGCTGATGTGCCTCAAGTCCGCGTTCTACGGCGAGCACACCGAAGCCGACCCACTGGTGAATTTCCACCTGCGGAGTTTCACGGCGACCGGTGAGCGTTTCGGCGACACTGTGACGTGGAAGGGGTACCACGACCAGTACCACATCCGCTGCTCCTGGGTTGATGTGGCTTTCGAGAACTGGGGCATGACGGGCCTCGGCCCGGACTACCTGCAGGAGTGCCTGTTCCTCAACTGTGACACGTTCAACACCGGCCGCGCGAACAACGGCACGCAGCCCTCCGGCAACGGAATCGGCATCGCGACCGGTGGTTTCGGCGGCAAGACCGAGAACTTCACCATGGTCGGATGTCACGTCCGCCAGGCGAAGCGGTTCGGCATCATGATCGAGGGTGGCCCCAAGAATGGCGGCGGCAAGGAACTCGCCTCCGCGATGATCATCGGCAACTCTGCCGGCGGTTGCGGGAATGCCGGATTCCTGCTCGGCGGTTCTCGCCACACGATCTATGCGAACAACTACGCGTACGACAATGTCGGCGACGGCATCCTGTTCGGTACGGGCACGATCACACAGTCGACGCCGTCGTGGCGGTCGATCGTCACAGGCAACGCGTGCCACAACAACGGCGGCGCTGGCATCGCATACGACACCCGAGAGCACGCACTCTTCGGCCCGGGCGCGATCATCTCGAACAACGTCTGCACGCAGAACGCGGGCGGCGGTATCGCGATCCGTCTCGGCCTGTCTGACTGCGACTCGATCCAGATCATCGGGAACTTCCTCGAGTCGAACACGTTCGCGGGCGTTCTGCTCGAGTTGGGCACGCGCACGTTCCTCGCCGGGATGATCGCAGACAACACGTTCCGCAACAACTGGGCAGCCGCAGCCGCCGGCGAGGACGGTCAGCTCGTCGTCCGTGGAGGGACGGTGAGTGGCACGAAGATCAGCGGCAACCTGTTCCGGCACAACTCGGCGGCGCGCACGTCCGTGCGGGCGGGCACCGCGGCGCTTCCGACGACACTCGTGGGAACTCTGGTGTCCGACAACCACTCGCCGACGAACCCGCTGCTCACGACCGGCAATGCAACCATCGCGCCCGGAGATCTCGTGGTGCGTGGAAACACGGGCTACGCGAACGTGGGCACCGCGCAGGTCACGGTCGGGGCGTCACCGTGGGTGTACACGGCGGGGCACCAGCCCGAGACTCTGTACCTTCGTGGTGGGACGATCACCAGCGTCGTCAAGGGCGGGCAGACGATCCTCTCGGGCGGCGTCGCGGCGATCCCGCTGCTCCCCGGACAGACCGCCACCGTCACCTACACGGCCGCGCCCCTCGCCGCCGTCGACCGCATCCAGTGAGGAGCGCTTTCATGGACACAGCCCTTGATGAGACGTGCGGTCGCCAGTGGGGCGCTCCGGTCAAGGACGCTCCACAGTTCCGAGAGCACGTGTGCTCGCGCGCCGCAGGGCACGCCGAACCGTGCGCGTGTGACGGGTGCGGGGAATGACCAACTCGGAGACGTTCGTTGGCATGACAGAATCCCGGTGGCGAGAGGCCGGGCAAGAAGCGGAGTTCGGTACGGCTGCTTTGTGGGCATACCTCTGGGAGATTGCCGAGGCCTATAAGATCCCATTCCCGAGAGAGGGGGAGCGCGGCGCCGATATTCACCAGTTCCTCGTGGACATCCGGGAGGCGTTCGTTCGGGCGGGGTGGGTACCGCCCGAACGTCCTACCGACATGGACTGGTCGACCAGGTTCCAGGAAAAGGTGCAGAGCCTTCGAGAGCTTCGCGCAGAGGCGTGGGACCTCGGTGACCGGGCCGACTACGAAAAGACGATGGGACGGCTGTCTAGAGACGCCGGGAACCCGTATCGCGAATGAAATAGACCCCCTCATCTAGCCTTCGGGCCGGGTGAGGGGGTCTTTCTGCGTTCAGCGTGTGGGGAGAACTGCGGCGACAGCTTGCTCTTCCTTCCGCGCACGGATCGCGAGGACGAGGAGTGCGATCAGCAACCACAGGACGGTGCCCGTGCGGTTCGCTGTGAAGGGCGAGAAGCCCGCGGCGCCGGCAACGGTGATGACCGTGAGGGTGAAAGCGAACATACGCTCGTGGCCGCTCAGCTTCGGAATGATGGTGAGCATGCCGATGATGATGGCCGCGTACATGGCGAGGCCGAGAACACCACCGGTGACGAGCGACTCAACGATCGCGGAGTCGTACGGCACCTGCCAGCCGCCAGCGCCGACGCCGACGATGGGGCTGCTTTCGAGCGCGTGCCCGATTACACGGGAGACCTGGGACTCGTCCTCGTATCGGCCAGCGCTATAGAACGCGAGGAAGTCGCCGTCCTGCACGGCGAACAGCCGGCCAAGGTAGTTCGCGCCGGACCATTGATCGATGATCCCGGATTGTAGGACGGCGAGGGCTGCGAGTCCGAGACCGAAGAACGTGAAGATCTTCTTCCCGCCGCGCTGCGACCAGAACCAGTAGATCAGGATCGCTGGGATGCCGCCGAGGATGAACACCTTCGACACACTGATCAGCCCACCGAGGGTGATGACGGACACGAGAAGCATCAGCAGTACCGGGCGATGGTGCCATGCGTAGATCGCGGCAATACCGCCGATGCCGTGCATGAGGCCTGCCTCAACGGGTTGGTTGAAGATGCCTCCGAATCGACCAAGCGCGGCCGCGTTCTCGGCGGTCGACCCGGTCTCGGCTGCTGACGTCCAGAAGGAGCTGAGGATCGGGGCTAGGTCAATGCGGGTTGCGACGATCGCGAGGACACCGTTCACCGCGATTGCGATCGAGAGAACCTTCGTCACCATCGTCAGAACGGTCGCTGCGTCGGCGGCAGCCACTGTCGACCAGATGAGAAGCATGACGGCGATCGGTGCGAGGAGGTTGTCGTATCCGCCGAGGAGACTTCCCGCGTTGTATGGTGCCAGCGTCGGCGTGGGGACGATGACGGCGATCGTCGCGAACAGGACGTAGAGCAACCAGGGGAGCAGGAAACGCACCCCGCCGCTCACGTGCAGCTTCATGAACGTGAACGGGAACACGACGAGCAACAGCCCGTACACGGCGACCTGCTCGGTGCGGATCTGCCCCGCGAGGTACGGGCCGAACGTGGACAGCACGAGGAGGATTGGAACCCACTTCGCGCGCTTCGACATCACGGGAGCCGCGGTGAGCGTGCTCGGAGCTGCGATCGTGGTCAT